GCTACCACGTGTATCTCGTCACCTGCCGCCATAATGTGTCCTTCCAGCTGGTAAACCGCTGCCGTTTGCCCCGCGTCCAGTGCCTAGCTGCTTAATGACAATGTTGCTTGAGTCGGCTGATCCATCCGTAGGGACAACGTGAACGTCGACGTTTTGCACGCCTGCATCCGTATTGGTCAGCGTGAATTTGCTGATAATCACGCGCTTGCTGGCCGGTGCGGTGTAGTAGCTGGCAAGGCTGGCGGTCAGTGCCGTGACTGCAATTAGCTGAATCGGTTTTGCGTTCATGGGTTACCCCTTATGGAACAGGTTTGTTTGAGGCGGGCAGGCTTGGGATAACGAATGCTGAAATGAACACGGATATGCTATCCAGGTCTTTCCTCAATTCGCCTATCTCGCTGCGGGCAGACGTTATATTCGCCAGTGTAACCGCTTTCAGGGATTCTATCGCATCAAGTACGTCAGGCTGTGGCGCCTTGGCATGAACCAGGGCGGATAGGTTTTGAATGGCCTCGTTGATTTGTTCCTCACTGGCGCCTTTCTGCCCTTCCAGGAATGAGGGCTGGCCCATTTCTGCGTCACTGGCGCTTGTTGGCTTAAAAACCGGGTAGGAATTGGTCACGTCCAAATCTTCAATCGCGTCTACTTCACCACCTGTGCGCTGCCATAACCTATGCATGAACTCGATAAACGGCCTGGTCGGTCTGCCGGTTTTCATATCAATGATCTGCATGTTGACTGGTGGCGGATCGACCTTAATTCCTGCCATTTTCGACCTCCGCGTATGCCCCAACGATTGCAACGGGTATCGGGTCGCTGATCTCTACCTTGTACTGGCGCTGCCTGAACATTCCCAGGCGGTTCCATTGCACTCTAGTAAGGTAACTACCAATCTTGCCGATTGGTGACCAGTGTTCATTGCTCCACGTCTTGCCGCCATCGTCTGACCATTGCAGCATTGCCTGTGGGTCGTCGCCTTGTCCGGTCACCAGGCCAACGCCACTGTCCATATCCAGTTCCAGGCAGTGCATGATTGCCCGGCTACGGTTGCTGTGAATCGGCGGCGACACAGCAATGCGCAAGATTTCGTCCACGTTATCTTCATAGATATTTAATGCCATGGTGTAAACGTTGCCATTTTGAAAGTCGCCAACCAGGTGCTGGCCATAAGCGTAAACGTGGCATTGCGTGTGGTGTCTGCCCCACTGGTAATGGCTGCGCTCATGCCATAGGCCGGTTGCGGCATCAAAAACAAGCGTCAATTCCTTCGATGGAAAGGTAATCACATAGAAAGAATGGCCTTCCTCGATGTAGGTATAAGCGAAAAGCGTCCGGGTTGTTGTCGCCTATCCGGGCTTCAACGGCGTGCGTGCTGGCCCGGATTGGCTGATATCCGGATGCGCGATAGACCATGCCGTCATTGCCCAACCAGTAAACGGTATTGTCTAGCTTGGCTACGCTGCCCGGGGCTCACAGCCTTTTTCGACAAATGCGCCCTGCATCCGTTCAAAAGGAAAATCTACATCGCCACTGTTGTACCAGACTTCAATAGACTCAACGCCAAAACACCCCACAGTTCCCCGGTGATCGGATATCACGGCCACAGCGTCATCCGGGGATCCTTCAGCGGTGGCAAACCGCAACGGGTCAAACTCGGTTGATAGCAGGTCCGACAGGAAGAATTGCCCGGTGCCGGCGCGGTTGAAAATGAAATAGCCGTCCTGATAGGTGACAGTGTTTGCCGGATACCAGCCATCACCACTCAGCTGCCGCAATCCCTCGATGGGATTGTATGCGTATCCTTTCCGGCCATCCACGAATACCAGGTCAATGCCGTTTGAGGCTGACGATACAGGCCCGGTCTGATCTATCTCGCCCTCTTCTGTGTAATCGCCAAACTTGTCGATGGTGTAGAGCCGGGTTGCTGTGACGGCGTAGACAACGCCATTCATCTTGTTCAGGGCTTTTACAGGCTTGGTGGGCAGTGACGAAAAGACTCTGGTGCCTGGCGTGCCATACAGCGCTACAGGCGCTTTGCTGTCCTGCGGCAATGCTTCAGCGTACAGATTTATCAGGCGTGAACCGTTGGCGGCGTCTGATCGCGTTTTGTGGCTACCGGTTGCCCACTGAATAGGTTGTTTCATCCACCTGGCCCACTGTAAACGTCATTCCCCCTGGCCTCGTATGTCAGGCCGGGGTCCATTTCCAAGTCTCGATTGCGACTCAGACTGTTGATCCGCTTCAATACCTTTCTGGCCTGCGCGTACTGTGCAGCCATCACGGCGGTCACGTCCTTGCCGTACTCCGGTGCAAGCTCCAACGCCAGACCAAGGCGAATGGCCCGGTCATACCCTGGCGGAAAGCTCACTTCTGCCGTCAGTGCGGGCAGATCCGTGATTGGTTTCGCGCTAATCATGGCCAGCTTGTTGCCGCCAGCCACTGGAATACCACTGAGGCGCAACACACCAAGCGGGGTGCTGGACGTGTAATAGGCGTATTTCGGAAAGGTCTGAACGGTGTCCTTGATCGGGATGTTCGCCCAGGTGTTAAGCCCTACCAGGTCAATAGGGAGGGAATTTCCTTCGGTATCAATGATTCGCAAGTGTTCAATCGTTGTCGGGCGCACGGTGTCGAAGTCGCCACCATCGCCAATCGTAAACTCGTTTTGCAGGGTCAGATCGAATTGTTCATGCACCAGGGCAGGCACAAGCAGGGTTTCATTGCTCCAGCTGTCCAGCATCTGCTTTGCATACAATAATGCGTCCTGCAATTCCGTGGGCCTTGCTTCTTCCCCACTTGCTAGGACGCCAATGCTACGCAGTGCGCTGTCAATCAGTCGTTTGGTAGTTGCCATGGTCTTTTACTCCAGGCCACTACGGACCTTCTCAATAAGCGTGTCGGGCTTCCAGGCTTTCATCATCTTCACGCCAAGATACCGGCCCAACTTTACCAGTTCATCCTTGTCCAGCTGTTCGGGATCTTCATTAAAGCGTGCCATCAGCTGGTCGCGTTCTTCATCGTGCCCCTCGAGAGCGGTTTCTTGCTGCTCGGCTTCGGCTTTAAAGTCTGCCGGTGACTCGCACCATCCCTGTTTTGCCAGTGCGTCCATATCATCAACGTCTGTATCGAAGATTTTCGCCTTCTTGTTGGGATGATACCGCCATGTTTGCATGTTCTTCTCCGTCAGGGAAGAAAGGGGGCCTTGTGGCCCCTATCTCATATTGCTGGTTTACACAGCCGCGCTGAACGGTGTGGCTTCGGTGCCGGTCTGCTGAATGGTGCCATTCACAGCCCACACGTTTTCGGCCACGTCCACCAGTTCTACACGGTCACCAACGATGCCGCCAGTTGAACTGCCGTCCATTGTGATCGTGTCAGAGTCAGATGCCGCTTCCCATCCATTTACGGAATCGTCGGATTCCGCTGCACCAATAACCACACCCTGCATAATGTCGTCAGAGTTGGCCACTTGGATCACGTTGGTATTGCTGGTTAATTTCGTGCCGACGATGAAGGTGTAACGGAATCCTGAGCCCGTAGCGGGCGGGAGCGTTACTTCTGCACCTGCGGCGGCGTTGACCACGTACACTTCATCAGGAAGGCGCGGCGATACGGTTACGTCTTGAGCTACCTTACGCATGGTTATGTCCTCTCTACAATTTCAAGAGCAAAGGCCGGTGTTACCCGGCCCTGCTGGTTAGCTTTCGTCTGACCACAGCCGGTGCGCAAGCTCCGGATAGATCAGATCCGCACCCCACACGGCGTCAATACGTGTGATTTCGGAATGGTTACCGATATCGTAGGCGCCGGTCATGCTCAGGGAAAGCCCGGATTCCGGATCACGGACACGGGATTTCACAGTTGCAGACTGCGGAAGCTCCAGGTCAACCATTGCCAGCGCAAGGGCGTCACGGTGGAACAGGTAGTTCTGACGATACGCGGTATCTGCCGTACCCAGGACAGTGATTGAGGCGCCGTCTGCCGGTGCTGCGCTCACGTTCTGGAATGCCGCCAGACTGAGAGTATTACCCTCATTGTCCACGGTGGTCAGCGTGCCATCGTTGATAGCTGGACTGATTGAGATGGTCGCGTTACCGCTGCCGTCCGAGTTCACGTCCTCT